AGAGGAATAATAAATATCAAGGAGGGAAAAACAATGGCAAAACAAACAGGCACACCGAAAAGAGACGGAAGCGGAAAAGGTGTGAGAGCAAATCAGAATAAAGGCGGTTGTAAGACAGGCGGTGCAGGTCAAGGTAAAGGCGGTGGAACTGGTTCAGGAAAAGGAAGAAAGAAATAGACAAAATAAAACAAAGGAGGACAAACAGAATGGACAAAGATTGCGAAAAGACGGAAGGAATAGAGACGCTAAGATTGGACAATAATTGAATAGACAAAAACAGATAAATAAAGTATACTGTTTATACAGTAAGGCAGGTGTGAGAAGTAACAAAAAGGGATTTAATGAGATGAACTTGTTTTACTGTATATTTAACTTGGCAAACAAAATCAAAGAAACAATTAAAATTAGAGAGTGTCGTGGTTATTGATACATATATATAACCTAAACAAGATAACTTTTTCTTGTGAGCCAAGTCGGCACTCTCTATTAATATAACCAGTAGATGGCGGAATAGGTAAACGTGATTATGCTTATTGGGGTTATTCCTTTTAAGTGAGAGTTAAATAAGCCGATCTTAAATGAAGGCGATAATATGTAAGATATCGCATATTATCATGTAAGGTGCAAATCCTACCCTACTGGTTAATATTATAAAAGCTAGTATATTTATTAGGGGTGTAAAAGAAGAGTAAGAAAGAAGATGAACTTAATGAGATAATAATATGTTTATCTATAACAGGAGGCGAGATGGATATAGTAGAAATAGGCAAGAAGTATTATTTTAATAATAGAGGGGTGACTGTATTGCGAATGGAAAACAAGCAATTTGCATTCGTTTCAGCGGATTTAAATATAACGCATGATGTAACAGGGCAAAACTTTTGCACAGCCTGTATGATAGGTGGCGGTCCGGGAATACCACCACTCTCTCATACTTGCGAAGAAACACAAGATGTAATAGATCATTTTTTGCAAGACATAGGTGAGCATGATTTATTTTGGGTAGATATAAGATACTTAAATGAAGAACCATTTGAATATCGTCCATTTGTAAACGTGCAAAAAGAAATTAAAGAAATGGAGACAAAGAGAGAGTTATTGAAAGCAGAAACCAAAACCATCACAGAATCTTTGATAAACTTGAAAGAAGAAAAGCAGACTTTAGTTGATGAAGAGCTTAAAAAATTGAATGAAGAAAAAGGAAAGTTGCTAGAAGAAATTGCGAATAGTGAGGTAATTATAAAGAGTAGAAAAGAAAAATGCAGATTCTTTACCGCAGAAGAAATTGAAGAATTTAAACATAATGGCGATTGTATTATTGAAGAAACCAAAGGTGTAAACGAAGAATGGTCTAGGGAAAATGAATTAATTGTAAAAAAAGATGGAAGATATTATGAAATAACCTATCAAGAAGGTTTGACAGAACAGCAAGATGATTATTATCTAGATCAAACAGCAATAGAAGTTAAATTAGAAGAACATGAAAATATTGTAAAGACTAGAGAATGGGTAAGTGTAAATGATTAATATAACAGGAGATAAAGATGATTGAAGAAAAAAATATAATGTTATTCGCCAAACTACCCATATTATTAGTAGTTTTATTTACAATTTTAAAATTGACGGCTGTAATCACGATATCGTGGTTATTAGTTTTAAGTCCATTATTGATTTTAATCATTATTAGAGTTCTAGGGATAATAATACCATATATCTTGTATGTTATGTACATTATAGTTTTTCGAGTACACAAAAGATTTAAAAAGAGGAATAATGAAAGCAAAGATAATATATGACATACAACCGCAGAACCATGAGGACTGTCAGGATTTGCAAATGTTGGTAGAAAAGTATAAGTTTTGGGAAGAAAGAATAATTGAGGATTTAATTGAGGATATAGAACATGAAGAAATCAATAATAATTAATGCTAGAGGGTTCAGTGGTTTACAATTTATTAATGTTAACCGAACATATTTAAACTATTGCCCTACTTATGCAGAGTTGAAGAAACTAGACACTGAATACATATTCTTTATTCATTGGGCACACCATATCCCTTCAGATATATACGATAATTTCAAGTGCGTAGCATTTCATTTGACTGCATTGCCATATGGTAGAGGTGGCAGTCCTTTACAGAACTTAATTATAAGAGGACATAAAACAACAAAGATATCCGCAATAGAAGTAGTTGAAGGGTTCGACGCAGGAGATATTTATATGCAAAAAGATATAGATATATCTAAAGGTAGTGCAGAAGAGATATATTGTGAAGCTTATGACATAATAACACATCACATGATTCCTGAAATACTTAAAGGAGATATAAAACCTATAAAGCAAGTAGGAGAAGTGGTAAAATTCAAACGTAGAAAACCTGAAGATAGTTTGATAACAGATATAGAAGATTTAAGGTTAGTATACGATTTTATTAGAATGTTAGATGCGGAAGGATACCCCAAAGCGTTCATAAAGGTAAAAGATAAAAAGATAAAATTTAGTAATGTACATATGGAAAATAACAAATTAACAGGAGGATTCACAATTGAATAAAAAGATATTAATAGTAGCGGCACACCCAGATGATGAAATTCTAGGTTGCAGTGGTTCAGTAACTAAGTTAGTAAACCAAGGATACGAGGCGCATGTATTAATACTTTCTACAGGTATAACCTCAAGGCTTAAAGATAAAGGTAACAAAAAGAAATTAGCTATTTTAAAACAGCAAGCAAAAGAAGCTAATAAGATTATAGGAATTACCAACGTAACTTTTTTAAATTTACCAGATCAAAAGTTTGACACAGTATCAATACTAAAAATAGTACAATCTATTGAATATTATATAGATTTAATAAAACCTGAAATAGTGTTTACACACTTTGCTAATGATATCAACAAAGATCATCAAATTACTAATGAAGCAGTACTAACCGCAACAAGACCTATGGTAGGTCAATCAGTAAAGAGGATATACGCTTTTGAAATAGTATCTTCAACAGAATGGAATTATCCTTTAACATTTGCACCTAATGTATATATAAACATAGAAAATACTTTAAAAAATAAAATAGATGCAATGGATTGTTACCAATTAGAACTTAGAGAATACCCACACCAAAGATCATTAAAGAATATAGAACTTAATGCTGAATATTGGGGTAGGCGAGTAGGACTTGACAAAGCTGAAGCATTCCAGTTGTTAAGAAATGTTATATCTTAAGTAAGCTATATAGAGAAGGTAGAAGAAATAGACCTTGAATATAACGTAATAGAAATTGACAAAAAGTTATAAAATGCTATAATATATAAGAGGTATTTATGAATATAAATATAAAATTTATAAAAAATAATAGTGGGCAAATCCCTAAAATACCTAAAAATCCCCGAATAATAAAAGATGAAAATTTTGAAAAACTTAAAAAATCTATTCAAGATAATCCTGAAATGTTAAACCTTAGAGAATTAATTGTATATCCATTTAAAGATGAATATATTTGTTTAGCTGGAAATATGAGATTAAAAGCTATGAAATGTTTAGGTTTTAAAGAGTGTATTTGTAAAGTAGTAGATAAAAATACATCTATAAAGAAATTAAAAGCTATAATCTTATTAGATAATAATACTTTTGGAGAAAATGATTGGTTTGCTTTAGATAAAGATTGGGAAAGGCAAGATTTGCTTGATTTTTATATAGATGGATTCGAAATAAATACAAATTATACTAATAAAGAAATCAATATTGATGATTTTTCAAATAAAGTTATTTTAAAATTAGAATATAATAAAGAAGATTATATCAAAGTAAAGAATAAATTATTAGAAATAGCAGATACTTATGAAGACGCAGTTTTTAAACTATTAGGATTATAAATGTATAAATTCCCATATAAATGGTTTCTAAAAGATAATTATTGTTTAAGTAATATACCTAAAAATAAATTAAATGTATTTGGAACTTTTATTTGTGGTGGTGGTTCTACAATGGGTTATAAACTTGCAGGTTATAACCATTTAGGCGGAATAGAAATTGATAAAAAACTTACTAAAGTGTATAATATAAATCATAATCCAAAATATTTATATAATGAAGATATTAGGATTTTTAATAAAAGAAATGATTTGCCAAAAGAATTATTTGATTTAGATATTTTAGATGGGAGTCCGCCTTGTAGTAGTTTTTCTATACAAGGGAAACGTGAAAAAGATTGGGGTAAAGAAAAAATATTTAAAGAAGGTCAAGCATTACAAAAATTAGATGATTTATTTTTTGATTTTATAGAATTAGCAAACAAATTAAGACCAAAAGTAGTTATTGCTGAAAATGTTAAAGGACTAATACAAGGGAATGCTAAAAGTTATGTTTATGATATAATTAAAGAATTTAAGAATATAGGTTATAATGTAACATTGTTTTTGTTAAATTCTGCGACTATGGGCATCCCCCAAAAAAGAGAAAGAGTTTTTTTTATATGTCATAGAAATGATATGAAATTTAAAAAATTGATTTTTGATTTTAACGAAAAACCAATTATGTTTAGACAAATTAAACATAATTCAACAGAAGGGTCAAGAAAAGTATCAATTGAAGAAAAAAAATTATGGGAATTAAGGAATATTAACGATATTAATTTAGCAGATACAAAAAAAAGATTAGGTTTAAAATGCAATAGGTTTACAACAGGATACGAAAAAGATAATAAAGTGCTATCAACCATAACAGCAAACGATAATAATATATTATTTAACGAATGTAGAAAATTAAATAATATAGAATATTGTTTAGCAAGTTCTTTTCCTTTGGACTATGATTTCTTAAATTCAGAAAAGAGATATATTGTTGGTATGTCAGTTCCGCCGGTAATGATGGCACAAATAAGTTATCAAATATATTTACAATGGTTTTTAAAGATATAAATTGTTTCACGTGAAACATAATAAGAGGATTTTATGGAAAGAGTAGTAAACATAATAGGTTTAGGTCCAAGTTCAAAAGACACACCTGACACAGGCGAGAATTGGGCATTAAATGTAGCATATAAAAAGGTTAGACGTATTGATAAGATGTTTTTTATGGACGATTTCAAAATTATTAAGCATGATGACGCTACTATTGAGCCAGTAGATTATACGATTGTTAATTTAATAGAGAACAATCCTTGTGTAGAGATATTTTCGAGAGCTGAAAGCATGATAAAAGATTCTAAGGACAAAGATTTATGTAAAGTTAATAGATACCCATTAGATAAAGCAGTAGAATTAGCACCAGGTGGTTTTTTTACTTCAACGATTGCTTACACTATATGTTATGCAATACTTGAGAAAGTCGATAGAATCAGATTGTATGGTATGGAAATATGGTCGGGATCAAATGCTAATGAATATTATTATCAGAAACCTTGTGTTGATTTTTGGTTAGCTTTTGCAATAGGTCGAGGTATAAAAGTTGAAATTCCATATTATTTAATGTTGACTGCTGATAATAACCAAAATTATTACGGATATGTAAAAAATGAATTATAATATAACAATTTACGAAAGTAAATATGACTTGATGTGTTGGACAAGATAGAGTGCTAACAGACAGAGAAAAAGAGCCTGGTCCTACTTCTGTCCATAAGTAACAAGTATAATAAAATCAACACTTTTGGAGAGTGCTAGAAAATGAGCAAAGAAAACAAAGCGTGGACAGATTTAATAGAAGATATAAAAGATCATGTATTATTAAATAACTTTTGCAAAACAGATGATGATATAGATAGAGCGTTTCAACAATTCTTAATTGGATTTTTTAATTATAATATAACAAGAACATTCAGATTTGTCATAGAAGTTCCATCTGTATTAAATAGAGTTAAGCTCCAATTTTGTATAGCATACGGACATTGTTTTAGAGATTAGGAGATATTATGGATTTAAAAACTAAAATCAAACTAGATAAAAATTTAATTGCAATAGTAGCTTATATATTAATAATGTTTGTTGCTAATAAAGTTTATGCACAACAAAGAATGAAATGGATGCCGCCAGTTCCCGAAACAATAGAAGCAGAATCAGAGCCAGTAACAGTTGAATTATATCCAAAGTCGGAAAAATATATTTATTTAGTTGGTACAGTTTATGGGTCACATATATGCGAAAAAGTATCAATGGACGTAACTAACCAATATTTAATATGCGAAACAAAAGACAATGTAACCAAATTAATTACTGGCGAGTTTGCACACAAAGAGAGTGTTAGGTATTTCATTATAAAGATAGATAGGAAAGATATATTATAAATCATATCCAGTTTTATTAAACTAGATTATTATTTAGTCGGCATTCAAAATAATTGACAAACCATAATATATAAGGTATATATCTTGTATGGCTAATAATGAAAACTTGATACCTTTGAATAAACGCTCCAAAGAAGACGCAAAGAAAATTCAAGAGATGGGTGCGAAAGCGGCAAATGAAGCTAAAGTTAAGAAAAAGACTATGAAAGAAGCGTTTCAGATGGTGCTTGAAATGCGACCCCCTGATAAGATCACAAATAACAAAGGCGATAAACATTATCAAATAGTCTCAAAAATAAAAGAAATGTTTCCTGACATATCAGATGTAGAAATAACGAACAGACTTGCACTGGTTTATATGGTATATAGAAAATGTTTGCTTGGAGATATGCGAGCAATTGAAATTTTTAGAGATACGGCAGGCGAAAAACCAACAGACAAGACTGAAAACAATAGCACAGTAAAATTAAAAATAGATAGGAAAGAAGTTAAGGACTATGCAGATGAGTTGCGTAAAAACCTATGAATCATGAAGAACTAGACGATTATCTAGACACACCTGAAAATATATTAAAGACACGAATTGCATTATTGAACAGTTTTGATATGTATATTAAGTTCATGTTTTTGACTATAAATCAAACCAATATAACAATAAAGCCTTTTCATTTGGAAGTTATCAACAAACTAGAAAGCATTGTATTCCAGACTAATGAAAAACGAAACTTGATTTTAAACTTGCCTGTTGGTTCTGGTAAATCTTTAATAGTACAATATTTTATTTCATGGTGTTTCGCTCGAGATATCAATAATGCCTTTGTTTATGTATCATATTCTAACACCTTAATAAATAAGTTATCCAACGAAACTAAAGACATTGTGCAAAATACCACTTGGCAGTTATTATTCGATTCAAAGTTGAAAATATCTGAAAAATCTAAAGTGAATTGGTCTTTTGACGGGTCCGTAAACAGAACAGGTTTAACGGCAGGCATTATGGGTGGAGCAATAACAGGACTAGACGCAGGCAACCCAAACATTGAAGGTTTTAGTGGTGCATTAATTATAGATGACCCCATAGACGCCTCAAATGTTCGTCACGAGCTCGCAAGGAATGATTGTGTAGGTTTCTATGAAAACAAGCTTACAACAAGAAGAAGAACACCACAGACACCAACAATATTGATTATGCAAAGACTTCATGTTGATGATTTGACTGGTTATCTAGCTGAGACTTACAAAGATTATGATATATTGGTAGTGCAAGCATTAAATGAAAATAACACTAGCTTTTGGGCTGAAAGGTTTCCACTTGCAGAGCTAAACATTATTCGAGACAACACACCTGATAAATATTTTTCACAATACCAACAAAACCCAACAAAGAATGGAGGTAATTTGTTTAAATTAGATTGGTTCAAGTTCATCGAAGAATTACCTTCAAAATATGAATATACTTTTATTACTTCTGATACAGCGTACAAAGACAAACAACAGAACGATTTTACAGTGTTTGCATATTGGGGCGTGATAAGAGTTGAAAACAAAAAGGTATTGATCTTAATTGACATGAAGCGAAGACAAATAAAATCAATAGATATTGAGGGTTGGATAGATCAATGGATTAAATCTAAAATAACTTATGGGTTCAGATACACTTGGATTGAAGATAAGGGACATGGTATTTATTTAAATCAAGCTTTCAGGGTAAAAAATTATCACATTCCAACAGAAGAAGATATGGCTGAAATGTTACCTAGAGGTGCAGACAAAGTTGAACGAGCCAATAACTCTATACCTTGGATAGATAAAATAATCCATAATGTGTATATAAATAACAATATAAGTTGCATAGAAGACTATAAGAAAGAGCTAATAGGCTTTCCTACGGCTAAACATGATGACACAGTAGATGTTACAGTAGACGCTATCAAGATCGCACTAACAGAGGAGACAATTAATTACGAAGAAGTAAATGAAGAAATGGAAGAAATGAATGACAGAGAGAGCTTGGGGGATTATTAATTGTTGACAAATGAAGAAAAATATGTTAGAGAGTTTATAAATAGAATACTCAAAGAGTATAAAGCAAACAAAGGACACGGAAAAATAGAAATTAATATTCGTAACGGAGATGTTGATAGAATTAATAACAACATTTCACACTTGATAAAAAAAATATAATAAAAATTAAGTAGCGGAAAACTGCCCTTAATCTCTTCACAGAGGTTAGGGGCTTTTTTTTGAGGTGGAGCCTTTGGGAATATTAAATTTTTTCAGTAAAGAAAAACAAGAGCAAGAACAATCAGTACACTACACAGTAGAAACATCAACATATCTATCTTCTTACTATGCTGATTCACAACTTAATCCTTATAACATAGATGATCTAGTTCAAAAAAAAGGCTTAGAAGCTTATGAGCGTATGGAAATAGACGATCAAATCAAAGCTTCATATATGTTGAAAAAGCTTATGATTGTATCTAGGAATTGGGATATAGAGAGTGTTGACACTTCCGAAAGTTCTAAAGAACAATCAGATTTTATTTATTATTGTCTTACTGACGGACTAAGTGGGGTGTTTAAAGATTTTTTACATGGTATGTTATCAGCATTACAATATGGGTTTTCGATAAGTGAAAAAACTTATAAAATATTTGAGAATGGTAAACATAAAAACAAAATTGGTATAAAGTTTTTAAAAACTAAACCCGCTAGTTCTTTTGAGTTTGATTTAGATGAGTTCGGAAATATAAGAGATTTGCTCCAACATCAAGAGCAAGAAAGTAAATCATTAGATTTGGAAAAGTTTATTGTTTATTCATACAATGCGAAGTTCCTAAATCCTTATGGCAGGAGTGATTTTAGGAGTGCATATCGTAGTTGGTGGTCTAAAGATATAATCATAAAGTTTTGGAATATATATCTTGAACGAAATGGAATGCCAACCACAGTTGGAAGATATAAACAAGGAACAGACAAAACAGAAAGAACGAATTTGAAAAACATTTTAAATAAATTGACTGCCAAATCGGCAATGGTAATACCCGAAGGTTTGGACGTTGAATTTCTTGAAGCCAAGAATGGAAGCATAAACTATGAGAATGCAGTAAAGGCACACAACACAATGATATCAAGATCATTTCTATTGCCTGAACTAATTGGATTCACAGATCATGATTCAGGTTCACAATCACTAGGCAAAGAACAGTTTGATATATTTTATAAGATATTAGAAGATATTCAAATCAACCTAGAGGATTTAATAAATGAGCGTTTAATTAAAGAGCTGATAAATTATAACTTTCCGAATGTTACTGAATACCCTAAGTTTAGATTTTCTCCAATAGATAATAGAGACAAAGGAGTTTTATATAAAGTTTGGTTAGACGCAGTTAAGATTGGTGCTGTATTGACGACTAAAGATGATGAAGATTATTTAAGAAATGAAATTGGTTTACCTAAACGTAATAAAGAGAATACAGATTTAATGCCTGTTTCAATTCCAAAGGAAGAATCCAAAGAGCCATTAGAACCTGGAACAGAGCCAGGAGAAAAACCATTAGAACCAGGGAAAAAGCCAACAGAATTAGTGCCGAAATCAAAAGGGAAAGAAGATAAGTTGTCAGAAAAGTTATTTAGTCGAGATCAGACAGTTTATGAGACAAAAATAAACTTAACTGAAATAGCTAATGATTATGCAGATTTGGGATTAGATTTTGCCAAAGACCTGAGTGACATATTAGAAGACATTGAAAATTCTATGTTAGTTAAAATTAAAATGAAAAACATTGTTAAGAATAAGAATTTCAGTGCAATAAATGATATAACGATCACTACTGCAGAGATGAAAAAGTTGTCTTCTGTATTCTTAAAAAACATGAAGAAAATATATAGACAAGCAGAGCAAACATCGCTTAAAGATATCAAGAAAAACTTAGATCAAGAATTAATAGAATTGGATTTGACTGGCGATCTATTGCCCGAAGAAGCACTGAATTATATAACTTCTAAGTCTATAAATATAACTGGCACAGAGGCTAATTTTATTAAAAAAGCAGTTAAGGACATTTTATATAATGGTCTAAGAAATGGCAAGACTGAAAGCATGATAATGTTTGAGTTGTCAGGATTCTTTGAAGAGTACAAAGTATATCAGACAGTTGCTAATAAATACGGAAGAAAGGTATTGCTTATTGACGAAATAAAAGGGCGAATAAATACAATTGTACGAACGAATTTATCAGACGCTTACAATATGGGCAGAGTAGCATCATATAACAATCCAAAAGTCTCCGGGTTTATTGCGGCACTACAATATAGTGCAATACTAGATGATAGAACGACAGATTTTTGCAGTTCTTATGATGGTCGTATTTTTGCTAAGAATGACCCAATTTGGGGAAGCATAACCCCCCCAAATCATTTTTCTTGTAGGTCAACGACCATAGCAGTATTTAAAGGAGATAAATATAAAACTAATAAAAGCTTAGCAATACAACAACCAGTGCAGTTCGGTGGTAAATCGAATTAAAGGAGGATTTGATGTTATTCAAAACAATTAAAGATGCAAAAGATAGTAATTTTTCAACTAACGTCGACGATGTGGACCTATCATTAAAACAAGTAAATAAATTGGCTAGTATTTATGACACTTTAAAAAAAGATGATAAAGTAGAAGACGCTATTGTTTTTGCAGAAACAAAATTTAAAGAAATATATCAAAAAGAAGACAATAAGTGGATAGAAAAAGAAGATCAAATCACAAAATTGAAAGAGACTTATTCAGTTGATAGAAGGCTTATTCTTGCAGTTGGTAAATGGAATGGTTTTGAGTTCACAGAAGCAATGATGAATAATGTTGTTGAAGCGTTTAGTGATCTAAACAAATCAAGGGCAGTTCCTTTAAAATTAGGACATTCTCCAAAACAAAAACTATTGCAGAACGATGGCTACCCAGCCGCTGGTTGGATAAAAAATGTATATAAAGAAGGTAAAAAATTATTTGTTGATATAACAAACATTCCCAAAAAAATAAAAGAATATATTGATGACGGAGGTTATAAAGGTGTATCAGTAGAGATACAGAGAAATTGGCGAAATGGAGCTAATAATAAATTATATCCATTCGTATTAAAAGCATTATCATTGTTGGGCGAAGATGTTCCAGCAATTGTTGATGGCGGAATAAATCAGTGGGAAAAATTTTATAAAGAAGATGATAAAACAAACATTTTAACAATACAATTTTCAGAAGATCAATGGCAAAAGAGATGTTCAGCATCCGACGCCGAAAGAAAAAAAACGGAGGAAGACATGGAAGAGTTAGAAAAAGTTAAAGAGCAGTTAAGACTAAAAGAAGAAGAGGCTAAAACTTTAAAAGCAAAAGAACTTAAATTATCAGAGGAAAACGATAAATTAAAAAGTGAGCAATTAATAGAATTAGCTGAAAAAAGGAAACTTGAAACAGAATCTTTTATTTTAACATACTCAGAAGAAAAGAATTTTAAGATTTTACCTTCACAAACAAGCTATTACAAAGAATTAATAAATTCTCTTGATAGTGATATTGTGATTAAATTTTCAGACAAAGAATCTTTATCGCCTAAAGAAATTTTGGCAAAGATTTTAGACACAATGCCTAACTTGGTTAAATTTTCAGAAGAAGCAACCAAAGACGGTAAAAAGAAAGATGAAGACGAATTTGAAGGTTTTAAATTTGATGAAGATTTAGGAACTACAGAAAACGATCAGAAGATATCATTTTTGCAAATCAAATTAGCAGAAGATAAGAAAATCAGTATGGAAGAAGCATTAGAAATAGTGACTGACAAATACGCAGATTTAATATAAGGAGGAAATTATGACTACACCAAGCGGAGTACAGATGGTCCCATTGGGGCAAATTGGACATTTAACAGCAGGAGAAGCGTTAAGTTCAACAGATTATAGGTTTGTTAAATCAAGTACATCAGAAGATCATAAAGCATTAGCATGCTCAACAGGTGAAGAAGCAATCGGAGTTAGAATCAATAGTCCAGCCGATGATTTGCCAGTTGATATTGTGATATTAGGTACAGCAAAATTGACAATCGGTTCAGGCGGTTGCACAGCGGGAGATAAATTAAAATCAGATGGTAATGCCGCAGGTGTAACAGCTAGCACAACCGCTGATTATTACTGTGCAAAAGCATTACAAGACGCTTCAGAAGATGACGTTATTGAAGTATTATTAGTAAATGGTTTTATTACAACATAAATTAAAGGAGGAATTTTATAATGATAAAGAAAAAGATATTATTAGCAGATGATATGGGAACGATACACGTTTCACAACCATTATCTAATGTAGCGGTTGAGTTTAAACAACCTAAAAATATTTGGAATGAAGTGATGAAACCTGTGCCAGTAGATAAAGAAAATGACACCTATTATATATTTGGTGACGAAGATTTCCGATATCATGGCAAGAAAAGAGCTGATGGAGACCCAGCAGTTAGAATATTACCTTTCACAGCTTCAACAGACACATATGCTTGTATAGAAACAGCATACGATGTTTTACTTACTAAAAGACAGATCAACAAAGCTGACAAAATAGTAATGTTAAAGAATAGATCGACAAATAGATTAATGAATATCATTGATAGAGATATTGAAATTGAAGTTGCGGCAGAAGCGTTTGGAGCTAGTAATTATACAGGCATGACAGCGGCACCTTCAACAAAATGGGATACAAAATTAACAGGTTCGCCTATTTCCGATATTGATACTGCAAAAACATTAGTACAAGCACAAATCGGAATAGACCCAAATGTTATAGTTATGGGCAGAGAAGTATACGACCAATTAAAAAGACACGCAGAGTTAAAAGAAATTGTTAAGTACACAAAAACAGCGGCTTTCATAACTCCTGAATTAATGGCGTCAATATTTGGTGTTGATAAGGTTGTAGTTGGAGACCAAATTTATATCACTTCAAAACCTGGCCAAACAACAGTGACAAGGTCTTACGTATGGGGCAAATCATGTGCTTTGTTATATGTTCCACAAGCAAGTGCTATTGATGAACCAGCTTGGGGTTATACATTCATGCACAAGTTGTTTGGTAAATTAACAGCAAAAGTAAAAAACTATCCTGAACATAAGTTGAATGGTGAAATATTAGAAGCTTCAAGATCATTTGTGCCTAAGGTTACAGGTAAAAAAGCAGGTTACTTATATACAACAGTTGTTAATTAATAAAAGGAGGAAAACATTGTGAAAAAATTATTATTTAATTTATTATTTTTATTAGTGTTTGTGTCTTCTTTTGTTTATGGCGGCGGTAACACAAAAATGAACTGGCTTTACAGCTTACCAAGTGATAATAAAATGTATACAGACGCAACTAACTATATTTACGGAAATACAAGTAGTTATAGAATCGATTGTAGTACAAATTATTATGTTACTGGTGATATGGAAATTGCTGGCGAAATAGAAGTATCAGGCGACACGACACTGACAAAACTAACATTGAGCGGAGATTTTAACCTAAACTCTTTTGTAGTTATGACAGATAGTGGCACTGTGACAGTTTCTTCATCAACTGTAATTTTGGCAACAAAAGCAGGAGAGATGGAAATAGGATTGCCTGATGCCACAACAAGCACAGGTAAAATATTTACTATCAAAAAAACTGACGCTAGTGCAACTATTATATCAATAGACGCTAACGGAGGCAACATTGATGGAGCGGACCCATATAATGAAATTGACGCACAATATGATTTTGTGACGATAATTTCAGATGGAACAAATTGGCACGTTATAGGGAAATATATAACGCCATAGATAAAATTAAAATATTTGCGTGGCTCTGAAATATGAGTCACGCAGATTCAAAAGGTAAAAAACATGGCTTACTGTACAGCAGATGATGTCAGAGACGTTGTAAATGCGGTTACTGAGGTAAAAATGGGTGACCCGTCAGTAGTGAAAAAGATTGTATATGCTACAAGTATTATAGATTCTTTTTTAGCGACGAAATATGCATTGCCTTTTTCGTCAACACCATCACTAGTTCGCACTATATGTATTGACATATCAGCATACTATGTTTTAAGAACTTTATTTACTCGAGATAGTATTAATAGAAGTGCATACATAGATGATTTTTTACTAGATCATTTAAACAGAGAAAAGAAAACAGGAACGCTTTATGAGATAGTGAACGGAATATTAGCACTAACAGACGAAGATGGTGCTGTTATAGACGCAAGCAGTGATTTAATCGACAGTAACATAAAAGACTATCCATCAATATTTGATGTAGATGACGTTTTAAGTCAAGAAATTCCATCGAATAGACTTGATGATATTTCAGAGGACAGAGATGTCGACTAAAATAACAGGCGTGAAAACGTTGAATAATTACATTGCAAAAATGAAAAGTCACTTAAAAAATCCTAGCAGTTTTTTTGCAAAAGCTGGCGAAGTAGGAAGGTCTAATATAACACGACATTTTTATGAAACCAAGAGCCCTAAAGGTACATGGAAAAAACTTAAATATAGAAAAGGTTTGCCGCTTAATGATAACGGAGTTTTAAGAGGTTCAATAACATATAAGTCCAATAATAAATCGGCAACAATAGGAACTAACGAACCTAATGCAACAATACATAATTATGGTGGTATGGCAGGTAAAGGGAAAAAGGTTAAAATTCCAAAAAGAGAGTTTATGTGGTTAGACAAAAACGCTTATAAACAAATGGAAAACGCTATGATTGACACTTTGGAGGATTTATGAGTTTAGATAATCCCAAAATAGATTACCTTACTATTAGAGATGAATTGTTAACCTTTTTGCGTGCAAATCTAACTGCTTTGAATGTTGGACTAGACACAAAATTTACTGTTGCATCAACGCAAATAAAAAAAGGTTATATAAATCAAACTCCAACATTTATGACTGATTATCCAATTATTTTAGTTGATACAGTAAGTGAAGATGAAGAGCCTTTGACAATGGGACTAAGAAAACTTGCTACTATATATTTAAATGTTTATGGTGTCGTGTATGAAATTTCAGAAGGTGGCTATGACGACAATGACGAAGCAGTAAATTTAATGAGTAATATTCAAGGACTGTTAAGAGACAATGTGACTTTTTCTAGTGCAAACATAATGTACACTAGAATCCCTTCAACGAATTTTAAATTAAATGAAATTGTTGGAGCTAACGATGAAGGGGTTTATGTTGCAGGTGGTATATTAAATTTAGAAGTACAAGTGGAGGTAATATAATGAAATATAAATACATTGGACTAACGAAAAGATACACTCATGAAACGCTTGGCGAAATAAAACTAAGAAGTGGAGATATTATTGAGGACTGTTCTGTTGTTGAGCGAAATAAAGATTGTTTTGTAAAACAAGAATTTAAGGCAGTCAAGAAAATAAAAAAAGAATTATTTATAGATAAACAACCAAAAAGCATTATTAAAAAGAAAACGATAGGAGGTAATGACGATGACAACAACACAACCAGCTAAAGGCATTAATGGCGGTTATATCAGAATAGGTAAAGAGTCAACATGGGGAACAGAAGTGTCAAGAACGAATCAGTTGGAAGCAGAAAGTGTTGACATATCGAAAGTTTCAGAGCCTAAGTTTATCGAAGTTATACCAAAAGCATATAGAACAGAAGACGAAATATTTCAAGGTCAAGTTTCTGTACAAGGAAATTTCACTTACCCTGTAAGATATGAAGGTAGTGAAATATTGATTGAAGAATTATTGGGAGCAAACACAATAACAGAGCAAGATACTTTTATCGTAGCAACAGGAAATAAATATATTGATTTGATTGAAGACGCTGGCAGTGCAGTTGTAGCGACAGTGGCGGAAGAAACATATTCAATGGGCGAAAGTAGTGCAACAGCAGGTAGTTTATGTGCCGCAATAAAAACAGCACTCGAAGCGGCAGGGTCAGGGACATATACCGTTACATTTTCTAATACAACGAAATTAATAACAATAGCAGTTGCAACAGGAGCTTCGGCAACACAGTTCTTATGGAAGACTGGAACTCATGGAAGTGATAATGCAGACGATCATATTGGAACATTGATTGGGTTTGAAGATACAGCAGATGGCTCGAGTATTGCCTCAAATGTTTCAACTGTTGCGGTTGTTACAGTGTTTAAACACGCATTGAAATTCAGTGATACAGTAACCGAAGGCTTATCAATAGAAAAAGCTATTGATACAAATTTAACCACAGGCAAATCTTTTGTTTATACTGGGTGTAAAATTGACAGTATGGCATTTAATATTGAAACAGATGGTGTGTTAAAAGCAACTGCAAGTATAATTTGTGAAGATGAAGACTTAGAAGAAACACCAACTACAGGTTTATCTACTTCAATAAAGCCACTTTGTACATACGATCAGGGTGTAGTTACAATAGACACTGATATTAGTGCAAAGGTTGTTAATTTTTCTTGCGAAATAAAAAGAAACTTATCTACTGACAGATATAGATTCAGCAGATATATCAAACAACCAGTAGTCACTAGCAAGGCAGAAATAACAGGCACGATGACATTAGAATTTGACGCTAGTACATATTATGCACTTTTTATCGCTCAAACACAAAAAGTTATAAATGTTAAATTTACTGGTGCATTATTAAAAGGTACAGACTACAACGAGATCGAATTTGTTTTTAATTATTCTTATCTCACAGCGGCGGCAGTTAATCCTAGCGATCAAAGTGTAGTTATGGTTGACATTCCGTTTGTTTCAATAGCTGATAGTAGTTCTAATAGAGAAGTTGAGATCAACATACAAAATACAAAATCTACAGTTTAGGAGATCACATGGAAGATTTGGCAAAAAGATATATGAATGGAAAAGTTAAGGAAATTGCTTTACCTAGCGACCCAACATTTATAATAACAATAAAAAAAATAAGTGTACGGAAATTATTAATAGATTACAAGAAAGCAATGCTTAAATCTAATAATGATATAAAGTTGAATGATGATGATAAAGTAGATTTTAGCACAGTAACAAGTGAGCAAATAGAGGCAGGCATCACACTTAATAACAGAATAATTATTGAAAGTGTAATAACGCCTAAAATGAGTCTAGAGAGAGAAGAAGGTTATTTGTGCGTTGATGATTTATTAGATGAAGATTTTAATTTTTTAATCAATAGCATACAAGGCTTCGGGAAGAAGGGGGCAGAAGACCTCAAACCCTTTCGTGAAGAGCCAAATGCCGATAATACTAGACAAGATGGCGAGGCGGTACAACAAGATGCCTAGTGAATTACTAGACATGGAATTTTACGATTTTCAGATTAATTATTTATGCATGGAAGCATATGAAAAAGAAGAAGACAGAGCGACAAAAATAGCACAAGCAACAGCAGATAATAAAGCGAGGATTCGAAATGGCAAGAGATTTTAAAGTTGGAATAGAGGTTGGAGCAATAACCTCAAAAGCAACTAAAGAATTATCAGGTTTACAAAGTCAGATTGGAATGACAGTAAAACAAATGTTAGGTATCGGTAGTGCTGTTGTAATTGCTACAAAGGCTTTCAGTTTATTTAAAAATACACTTTCTTCTTCTATTAAAATGTCATTAGATTTTGAGCAACAAATGGCTAATGTAAATACTATGTTAGATAAACAATCTACAAAATATTTACCAAAATTATCCAAAGATGTAAAAAAACTAAGTAGAGAATATGGCGAAAGCACAGACGCATTATCACAAGGTTTATATAATATCTTATCTGCTTCGATAGCGGCAGAGGATGCAATAGATGTATTGGAAATGTCTGTTAGAGCAGGCGCAGCAGGTATGTCAGATGCAAATGTGGCGGCAGATGCTTTGACTACAATGTTAAATTCTTATGGTATAGAAAGTTCTAAGGTCGGTGATATTTCAGACTTATTATTTTCTATTGTTAAGAGAGGAAAATTAAATTTTAATGATTTAGCATCTTCTGTTGGTAGAGTTGCGGCAACAGCTTCAACGTCTGGTGTGAGCTTAGAAGAGCTAGGGGCAGGTATAGCGACGATCACTAGAGCTGGTATAAGATCAGAAGAAGCAGTGACATCGTTAAATCAAATTATTTTAACTTTCATAAAACCTACTGATGAGGCTAGAGCGATTGCAAAAAAATTCGGGTTAGAATTGTCAGCTAACACTTTGCGAACTATTGGACTTAAAGGAGCATTGGGTAAATTAAAAAATGCAACAGAGGCAGAAACAGCAGAGATTTTTTCAAATGTTCGAGCTTTAAAAGGTTGGAACGCACTTGTTAAACAGAGCGAAGGTTTTACTTATGATTTAGATGTAATGCTTAACAGAGCAGGAGCAACACAAGAAGCATATACAAAACAAACTGAAACTTCTACGTTTCAATTAAAATTAGCAAAGCAAGAATTGAATTATTATATGCGTGCAATTGGTGACGCTTTGGTTCCTGTATTAATGTTAGGAGTTAAAGCACTGGTTGAATATGGTGAAGAAATAGAAGCTATTGGCAGTATTATTATAGGTACAGTTGATGCAATAAAATCTATGAATAGTTATTTTAAAAGATTAACAGCAACAGTTGAGAAAGGCGATAGTGCTTTAACGAAAATTGTTAAAAGTTTCAACAGTGGATTACTTGATAGTTTAAAAACTGTAATAATGCCTTTATCAACAATGACTAAAAAGGTTGAGGGTTTAACAAAACAATTCAATAAAAATAAAACAGCAATTAAACAAAATATAAATGCTACTAAGGATTATGCAGATGAGACAACGAAGAGTTCTAAGAATTTACAAACGGAAGAATTTGCATTACAGGACGGTGCAATAACATTTCTACAAGAAAAGTTATTAGAAGAACAGAGTTTAAAGAATGATGCTATGTTTATGGATCAAGAACAAACATTATCTTTATTCGATGCCAAAAAGGGTATTGTACAATCATATTTTGATTTCACGTCTGAAAAAGCGGCAGAAGACTTGGCAAAGCAAGCATTATATGCAGAGCAAATAAAACAGTTACATAAAAAAATGCACTCTGCACTTACTTCTGGCTTTTCAACATCAATGAAAAACATGATGGATAACGGATTTAATTTTAAAGATACAATGACGACAATAAGTACAGCAATAAGAAATGTATATATTGATATGATGGCGGAAGTTGCAGCAAAGTGGGTTATGAGTCATGGATTTATGAATGCAGCGACATTGGTTTGGAAAGGTATTAGTATATTAGCAAATGCGGCGGTAGCGGCAGGTTCAGCGGCATTATCAGCATTCAAGGTAGTTCCTTTTCCTTTCAACTTTGCGGCGGCGGCGGCGGCGGCTTATGGTGCCTCTAGTTTAGTAAAATCATTTTTTGCAACTGGTATTAAAGGGTTTGCTGGTGGGTTGGCTATGATAAATGAAAGAGGTGGTGAGTTAGTCGACTTGCCAGCTGGCAGCAGTGTTTTAAATAATTCTGAATCTAAGAATGTATTGAGTCGCGGGAAAGACGCAATAAGTAAAGTTATAAATTTAAATGTTTCATTTGCGAACAATAGTTTTCTAGGTGGCGAAGATGAAACAGTAAATCTAATAACAGATAAAATAATGACTAATTTATCTTTACAAGCGAATATATAGAGGTACAAATGGCATTTAATTTCACTGTTGTTGTTCAAGAGACAAAACCTACTTCTTTTATACCTGGTTCATTTTGGTTGAAGGCTAGTGAAGGATTAATGAGTATACAATTGGGTAATAACTATAATCATATTGCGGCAGGTAATGGCAATTTGGTTTTAGCGGATGGAGTTTATAATAAAACAGTTACAGAGTCAACAACAGAACCAGCGGCTCCCGATATAGCAGATATTTGGTTAGCGAATGGAAATACATA